CTTTGTCTATTTGTATTAGGTTTCTGTATAGGTCTGTATTGTGGAAGAGCAGGCGCACAGGTTCAACCTGATTATGAAGTCACATATCATGGACATAAAATCCTCGGGCCTTTTGCAGAAGAGACTCTTTGTTTAGCAAAGAACCTTTATTTTGAAGCAGGTAATCAACCACTTGCTGGGAAGATTGCAGTTGGTCAAGTTACATTAAACCGTGTTGGTCATGAAAAGTTCCCTAGTAGCATTTGTGCAGTAGTGTATCAAACAAAAGAATATAAGAAGTCATGGAAAACTGGTGAGAAAATTCCTCGTAGAGGAATGTGTCAGTTCTCATGGTTTTGTGATGGAAAAGATGACACTCCAAAAGACAGTGTCACATTTGAAAAGTGCATGATCATTGCACGACAGATTCAGAACGGAGAGTTCGGTGATATAACAGAAGGTGCATTATGGTATCATGCAGATTATATCAAACCATACTGGTCAATGAATTTAAATAAAACAGTTCATATCGATCAGCATATCTTTTATAAATAAACTATAAACCCACTAGCCGATAAATAAAGAAGCCTATATACTATAGTAATGGTGCAAAGAATTTGCATCTATAATAATAACAATGTCCCAAAGAATTTGGGAAGGATAATTAAAATGGCAACATTTTCAAAAGTCGAAGGTGACTTAAAAAACCTAATCGGAACTACAACGATTGGAAAAATTGTAGACACAATAAAATCTATCGATAAACTATCGATAAAAAACCAACAACTCACAGCATCTCAACCATCTCCATACAAAGATTTGGATTATTTTCCAATGTCTAGTATTAGAGATATGAAAGTTGATTTTACTTATCAGAGATTTCTCAGATTGAGAGTATTGTTTAATCATTTGGATACCAATAATGCCAATGGAAGATTTATTGCATCAAGAGCTGGTGCTTTAAATGTTAGACGAAGAAAGGATGGTGAAGAATATCTTTGGGACGGTCTAAGACGAGCAGTATTAGCTGGAATAAAAAATATTTGGGAATTACCTGCTTTAGTTATTCCTCATGATATGAGTTTGACTGAAACACAACAACAGAGAGAAGAAGCCGAAGACTTCTCAGCATTCAATGGTAAAGCCACAGAAAAAATGAGGAAAGAAGAGATTTGGAAATCAGATTGTATTGCACAAGATTCTAAAGCTTTAGTCTTAAAAGATATTTTTAGAGATTGTAAAATAGATGTTCTCAGTGTTATTGGAAATGACGATTACACTAGCTTAGGTGGTTTTGCAACTTTTCAAAATTCCGCATTAGGTTGGGGAAGGATAGAAATAGAAAGAGACTATCTAATAAGAGCATGTGACATAATACGAAATTCTTTTCCTAATGACAAAAGTTTTAAGGGTATGGCAGTGGTCGGTGTTGCATATTATTTAAAGACTGTAGATAAACTATATCAAGAATGTCAGAATGATGATGAAACATCTTTGGATTGTGAATTAGTTGATGATTTATATTTGGATGATCAGATAATTACTGATCAGTTAACAGATTATGTAACTAACGGTGAGGATATTGTCCAAGCAAATATCATCAATCCTAATCAATCGAATAGACAAATTGAAAGTGTATCATATAACCTTTTCAATAAAGTAATTAAAAATCACTTTAAGGGTGAAAGGAAAGAAAGGATATATTCAATTCAAGAACAACTTATTGACACTTTAGGTCTTGAGAAAGATAATTTTATTGACGCCTAATGAAATTTAAAACATTATATGGATATGAAGAACTACCTGACACTAAACAATGCACTAAGTGTGGTGAATGGAAACACTTTAGTGCGTTTGGTTTACGGATAGGAAGACTTGGTTCTTACTCTGATACTGATCCTCAGAATCAAGGTCAAAGAAGAAACGAATGTGATGAATGCAAAAAAAGAATAACCAAACAAATTAGAGAAGCAAAAAAGATGGCACCATCCATTGAATCTGATCATGTATGTCCTATATGTAAAAGAAATGAAAAAGAAATTCGTGGGGATGGAAATTTATTTAAAAAACATTCGGTATTTGTTTTAGACCATGACCATGATACAGGTAAATTCCGTGGATGGCCATGCCAGTATTGTAACATCCTTATAGGAAATGCAAACGAAGATACTAGAGTATTAGAGCGTGCAATTAACTACATAAATACTCATAAGGATTCGTTATGATATATATTTTTGAAGATCAAGAAGGTGAGGTGATTGAAGTCTCAATACCTCACACTGAATTAGATCAATACAAAGTAGACAACCCACATCTTAAACAGATCATCACCGCACCTCATATTGTAGGTGGGGTGAATGATCGTGTTAAAACGGATGAGGGATTCAAATCTGTCTTGTCTAAAGTTGCAGAAGGACATCCTAATTCAGCTTTAGCAGATAAAGTCGGTGCTAATAAATCTATTAAACAGATTAAAACATCGGCAGTTGTCAAAAAACACATAGCCAAACAAACCAAAAAGTAGTATAATAGATGTATGACTAAAGTTAGAACAAACTTACTTGATCTTACTGAACTGGAAAACATTGAGTTAAACACCGTCCAAGAAGACGGTAAAAGATTTTATGTTGATCTAAAAGGTGCAAGATACCCAAGTGTCACAACTGTAGTTGGTCTATCCACAAGAGATGGAATCAAACTATGGAGAGATCGGGTCGGCGAAGAGGAAGCAAATCGTATTTCTCAAACAGCCTCAAAGAAAGGAACTAGGTTCCATGAATTAGTCGAGACTTATATGAGGAAAGAAGAACCTTATGTAGAGTTTGATAATCTAATACAAGAAGGACAATTCAAAAGCCTTCGACCAATATTAGATGATATTATTCCATTTGCAATAGAGGCACCTCTATATTCAGACAGACTCAAAATGGCTGGACGAGTAGATTGTGTCGGTATGATGGATGGTGCAATTTGTATTATAGATTTTAAAACAAGTGCAAAACCTAAGATAGAGGAATGGGCCAAACCTTGGTATCTTCAAATGACTGCTTATGCAATCATGGTAGAAGAACTAACTGGACAACCTATTGATGAAATTGTTGCACTGGTAGCTGTTGAGAATGGAACATCTCAAGTTTTTGTATCGAATCCCATGGATCATGTTGACGATTTAGTTGACTTGAGGAATCGTTATAGAAAATTATACGGAGTATAAATGTTAACCAAGAAGGAATTTACCGAGAAGGTTGAAAAACTTTTATTAAATAAGAATGTAGATGTTATGAGTGCAATATTAAAAATATGTGAAGATAACTTACTAGAACCTGAGTCGGCAAAACGGTTATTGTCTCAACCACTCAAAGAAAAACTTGAAGCAGAAGCTACAGGTTTGAATATGATAAACAGAGCATCACATAGTAGGGCTTCATTAAATAGTTTCTACTCAGAAAAATAGGGGTATAATTATGCAACAAGGTGATATAGTTTCAATAATCACAGTAAGTGGAGAGTATGTTGGGGAAGTGACAGAATTTCTTTCTGATAATTCGATACGATTATCAAATCCTAGAATGATTCTTTCTGACGGTAAAGGTCAGATGGGATTTGCAAAAGGTATTTGTGTATCAGGAGTAGAGAATCCCGAAGAACAAATCTTTATGAGTTATGTGTTTATTGCAGAAACAAATGACAAGGTTGTTAATGCTTGGAAGGAAGCCACAAGTCAAATCCTAACACCACCAAAACCGACATTGGTTAAATGACCTCAAGAGAGGGATATGATGCTTATACATTATACCTTGGAATAAAACTACATTTTTATTCTGAGGATTATGACTTTGTTAGATACAATGGTAAAGTTAAAGCAGACATAAACTCTTTCGTAAAAAGAAAAGACAAATATCATTTCGGTAAACTCTACCGAACTTACAAACAAGACTTACAAGATTTTTACATTGCAAACCTATCTCAAAAGGATATGTGGGCAGGTGATATGTTGGATACCTCAGCTGATAAAGTATATAAGGAGTGGAAGAAAAGAAATCAAAAGTTATCCTACATGTTTAGAACAGAAGTTTCAGATTTATTAAGGAAGTCCACTATCACAAAAGTGTTAGAAGTTAAGGATGGACAGCATCCTAAGTTATTAAAAGAATTTATGGCAAAGAAAATCTCTCTAGAAACGATGTGTATTCTAGATGAGATTATTGGATTTACTAAAGACTGGGACAGATTGATAACCGAACAAGTAGTGTATCCCGAAATACATATAAAGATTAATAAGTATAAAGCCTTTGTTTCATTTGACCATGAAACCTATAAAAAGAAGTTGATTGAGTTATGCTCTACATAGTAGGAAACGGAAACAGTAGGAAGGGTATAGACCTAGACCATATTGGAAGATGGTATGGGTGTAATGGAGTGTATCGAGATTACACTCCTAATGTGCTATTCGCAGTTGACATTCCCATACAATCAGAAGTCTTTGAAACGGATTACTATAAACATAATAAAGTTGCGGTGGGTGAATGGGAACCTCTTGAAATCGAACATGCAATGTTGATAAAAGATGGATATAAGTTTGGTAGTTATAGAGTAAACGAATACATCAATCAAGGTGATACTCATGTTATTGTCCAAGGGGATGAAGACTGGGTTAATTTCTTAGGGTTTGATAACCAATATAAAGACAATATTATCTCATACAACTATCCCGATTTAAAGAATTTATTTTGTGGAATGAGTGCATTGGGTTATGCCCTGATGGCAGGTGAAGAGGAGATTTGTCTACTAGGATTTGATGCACTAGAAGATGAAAACTGGTCAAATGTTTATGAAGGAACACTCAACTATGCACCTAAATACACAGAGGAAAGTCGTGTATTAGATGCACAACGATCTCAGTTTATAGCTCTCTTAGAGGGTTATAAATCTAGTAAAGTTTATTTCGGAAACCCTATTGACGGTTTTAAGAATATAGAGTATACTAGGTTATATTATTATGAAAATAATAATGATGGATGGGTTCTAGGTCAAGGCTTAGAATCTGATATAATGTCTAATAAAATGTAATAAAATTGTTTAATACAAGGAGATACAATGACAAGTTTAGATAAACTAAGAGCAGCTATGGAAACTGCTTCACCAACGGATGGTGCAAAAAAGTCCTATGTAGACGAAAGATTTTGGAAACCCGAACTCGATAAGAGTGGTAATGGGTTTGCAGTAGTTCGTTTTTTACCAACTCCCGAAGGTGAGGAAATGCCTTGGGTCTCTTATTGGGATCACGGTTTTCAAGGGCCAGGCGGTTGGTTTATTGAGAAGTCTTTAACGACTCTTAATAAAAAAGACCCTGTAAGTGAATACAACACTTCACTATGGAACACAGGAATAGAAGCCAACAAAGAAATTGCTAGACGACAAAAACGCAGATTGCACTATGTCTCTAACATCTATGTTGTTTCTGATCCTAAGAATCCTGACAATGAAGGTAAAGTATTTCTTTACAGATATGGTAAGAAAATCTTTGAGCAACTCAAAGAAGCTATCTCACCTGCGTTTGAAGATGAAAAGGCTCTCAATCCATTTGATGTGAGAGAGGGTGGAAACTTCAAAATCAAAATAAGAAAGGTAGATGGTTATTGGAACTATGACAAGTCAGAGTTCGATAGCACAACTATGCTTTTTGATGATGAAAACAAACTGAATGAAGTGTATACTTCACTCTATAGTTTGTCCGACATCATTGCACCAAGTGAATTTAAAACCTACGAGGAACTCAAAGAGAAACTCGAAAGGGTTTTAGGACTTACTGGTGCAGTAGCAACTTCAACTGCAGAATCTATTGCAGAAGATCAGGACGAAGTGCCTTGGTCAGATGTAAATAAAGATGCAGTTGCAGAGCAACCTGTAATCGAATCGGCATTAGCAAATGAAGGTGCAACAGCATCCTCAGAATCAGCTGATACGATGGATTACTTTAAGAAGTTAGCTGACAGTTAATTTCTGTTTAGGGGATGAACACAATTATTCATGTGTCCGT